CCAGTCTCTCTATCCAGTGGATTCTGTTCCAACTGTGGTGCGTAACATTAATAACGCATTTCGCAGGCAAGATCAGATTGAATATGCAGAGAAGGGGAACGGTTTTGCATTCGCACCGATCATTGCTGATGCGGAAGCAGGTTTTGGAGGAGTATTAAATAGCTATGAGCTGGCACGAAATCTCATCGAAGCAGGAGCGGCAGGTGTCCACTTCGAAGACCAACTCGCATCTGCCAAAAAGTGTGGACATCTCGGAGGAAAAGTTCTTATTCCTCTTAACGATGCCATTAGGAATCTTAACGCTGCTCGTTTGGCTGCTGATGTATGTGGAACAGAGACACTCGTTGTTGCAAGAACAGACGCAGAGTCTGCACGGCTCCTCAGCAGCGATCATTGTTCAGCGGATACCAAATGGATCAAGAGATTTTCACAAGGCTCGGCAGGAAGCATTAAAAGCCGAACGTCAGATGGATTCTGGCAAATCGAAGGAGGTCTTGAGATGGGATGTGAGCGAGGTGCCGCGTATGCAGAATACGCAGACCTCGTGTGGTGCGAAACAAGTACCCCGTGTCTTAAAGACGCCAGGCGTTTCGCTGACGCAGTCAAAGGCTCTTGCCCCGACGCAATGCTAGCGTATAACTGTTCTCCTTCTTTCAACTGGAGACAGTCAATTCCTGGAGATCAAGAATTACAAGATTTTCAGATGGAACTAGGTCGTATGGGCTTTAAGTTCCAGTTTATCACACTTGCAGGATTCCATAGCACAAACTATGGTGTCTTCAACTTTGCACGTCAATACAAGGATCGAGGTATGTTTGCTTATGCACAACTACAAGAAGCCGAGTTTGCAGCAGAGCAGTTTGGATATACAAGCACCCGCCACCAGCGGGAAGTCGGTGTGGGGTATTTTGATGAAATTACCAAGGCGCTGGGGAGTTCTACCGAGGCGCTCAAGGATTCAACAGAAACCGCGCAATTCTAACATCTGTATATGGGACTTGGAGAATGAAGGTTAAATCAATTTTAGCAGTAATTCTTCTTGGGGGATGCGTTACAACGCAAGAAGATGACAGAATATGTTCAGACTGGGGACACTATCCTATAGTAGAGGAAAAATGTCAACCCCTTTATGGTAACGTAATATGTGTTACCGAAGAGCGCACCAGATACTGGTGTAAGCTATACGAGGAAAAGAATGAGTGATTTTTTCGCTAAATCTATGACAAAGTTCTTTCGGTTTACCGCCGATACGTTCTTTAGACAGCGATATGGGCATCGAGCAGTAGTTCTGGAGACCGTGGCAGGTGTGCCCGGTATGATTGCAGGGATGCTCACTCATTTTGCGAGTCTTCGTACTCTTAAAAGAGGGTATGGGACTAAAATACACCATATGCTTGAAGAAGCAGAAAACGAGAGAAAACATCTAATCTTTGTTCTACACATAACCAAGCCTACAACGCTTGATAAAACCATTATAATCGTAGCACAAATGATGTTTTCTATGTTTTATTTAGCATTATATATGCTATCACAAAGAACCGCTCATCGAATGATCGGATACTTTGAAGAAGAGGCTGTGCGTAGTTATACTGACTACATAGAGCAGATAGACTTGGGGCATATTGAGGATGTGCCAGCACCTCATCCCGCTATCGAATATTATGGTCTACGAGATACTGCAACACTACGAGATATGTTGCACTGTATTCGTGAAGACGAACGTAAACACAGTATTTTAAATCACAGGTATGCAGATCGTGAAGGCAGTTCTAAGTAATCGTATTTTTATGGAAGTAACTCCAGAGTTGAAGAAAAAACTCTCAGACGAACTCACCTATAAAATACCTCCACAAAACCCAAACGACCCTCCCCAGATCATTAAGAATCTGCAGCGGGTGCGCGAAAATCTGGTATCAATACCAATCGGACGAACAGACCTCATTCCAGACCACTACGAGATCGTGGAGAAGCGTCTGAATATTCCTGCCGATTTTCCAGAGTTTGCGTTTGAGTTACGACCAAGCCAACAAGAGGTCTATGACAACTTGAATGACAACTGTATCATCAACGCTTGGGTAAGCTGGGGTAAAACATTTACAGGTCTCGCAATTGCGGGAAAACTGGGGCAAAAAACTCTTGTGGTAACCCACACAGTCCCACTACGAAATCAGTGGGCAAAGGAAGTAGAAAAAGTTTATGGAATACAACCTGGCATTATTGGTAGCGGTCAATTTAACACTGATAGCCCTATCGTTATTGGCAACACCCAAACTCTTTATAGAAACATTGACAAAATACGTAAGGAATTTGGAACGATTATACTAGACGAAATGCACCATGTGTCTTCGCCTACTTTTGCAAAAATTATTGACACCAGCCATGCTCGGTATAAGATTGGTTTGTCTGGGACAATTGAGCGCAAAGATGGAAAACACGTGGTTTTTCGTGATTACTTCAGCCCAAACATTTTCAAACCGCCAAAGGAAAACTTTCTAACACCAAAAATACATATTTATCGGTCAGAAGTACGGTTTCCTGACGGCGCAAATATTCCTTGGGCGAAACGAGTCAATGCTATCGCAAATAACGACGAATATCGGCACTCCGTAGCAATGTTGGCCTCTGCATATGCGGCGAGAGGCCACAAAGTGCTTGTTGTGTCCGATCGAGTTCACTTTTTGAAGAGCTGCGCCGAACTGACTGGTGAAAATTCCATATGTGTTACGGGGGAGGTAGCGCATGAGGACAGAGAAACGCTTATTAACGAAATTTTACACGGGAGCAAGAATATTTTATACGGAACTCAAGCGATTTTTTCGGAAGGTATATCTGTTAATACGCTTAGTTGTCTTATTCTCGCTACCCCTATCAATAATGAACCACTTCTTACGCAGCTCATCGGCAGGGTTGTTCGTAAACACGATAACAAAAGAGATCCGGTGATTATTGATATACATCTTAAAGGAAAAACTGCTCAAAGACAGGCTTCAAACAGAATGGGATATTATATGAAACAAGGTTATTCCATTGAGCAGCTCTGAGCATAGAAAAACAGTTCTTGACAAATGGTTAAAAGTTTAGTATAATATGTTGTTATATGATTGGAATAAGATATTTGATGTTACCAAAGGAAACCCTTCGGCCATATATCTAATAATTAAACTATTAGTAAACAAAGAAATTCCTCGTAATAAATACGATAAAATTTTTAAGTATGCTAATCTTGACTTCTCGGGGGACTGTTTCCTAGTTCACCCTGATATTCTTCTATACCACTCATATAAGCATAGCTTTCGCGATATAGCCCAGTATATTGCGTTGGCTTCTTTACGTCCGCTTGCGGACTATTTAGCAACTGGGGACAAAACACTTGATCTTCTTACGTGTGAAGTAGATCGAGAATTATTTAACGACAACAGTCTACTTCATATTAAAAAGAATAAACTATACTTTAAATATGAAGAAGTCAATAAAAAGGATATACACTAATGGCATTATCATTTAACAAAGCGGCAGGTGGCGCTAAAAAATCATCTATTACTTCTTATCAGTATCGTGATGGCGATAACGAAGTTCGTCTTGTAGGAGACGTTCTTGCTCGCTATGTCTACTGGCTCGAAGGCAAAAACGGCAAGCAAATTCCTTTTGAGTGCCTCTCGTTTGATCGCAACGAAGAGCGATTTAATAATCTCGAGAAAGATTGGGTTCGTGAGTATTATCCCGATCTCAAGTGTGGCTGGAGCTACGCGATGCAGTGTCTCGACGGTGGTGAAGTTAAAATCATCAATCTGAAGAAGAAGCTGTTTGAAGCTATTCTTACTGCAGCAGAAGACTTGGGTGATCCTACTGATCCAGAGACTGGCTGGGACGTCAAGTTCAAGCGAGTTAAGACTGGTCCTCTTCCCTACAATGTAGAGTACCAACTACAAGTATTAAAGTGCAAGCAGCGTGCTCTTGATGAGAGCGAAATGGCTGCAATTGCTGATCTGAAGTCTATGGACGATGTAATGCCTCGACCAACTCCAGATGCACAGAAGGCTCTTCTTGATGAGATTCGAGAAGATTCAGCGGGTGATATCGACGAAACATTGGAAGATGAGTTCAATTTGTCATGATTCTATTTACGGCAGACTGGCATATTAAGTTAGGTCAGAAAAACGTTCCACGAGAGTGGGCAAAAAATCGCTACCATGAGTTTTTCAAGCAAGTTCACGAGCTTGAGATGCAATGTAATATGCACGTTATTGGGGGCGACCTGTTTGACCGTCTGCCGAGCATGGAAGAGTTGGAACTGTACTTTGCGTTTATTCGCAAGGTGCAGATTCCCACCCTTATATATGACGGTAATCACGAAGCTACAAAGAAAAACCAAACATTCTTTACGCAGCTAAAGCAAGTAACAAGAGACATCAACCCACTTGTAAAAGTAGTGGATATGTCATATTACGATAACGATTTTGGGTTTGGCGTTTTACCCTATGCCGATTTGCATCGAAAAAACGCCATTGAATTGTTTGACCCGAAGAAGCCATTGTTTACACACGTTCGCGGTGAAATACCTCCACACGTCAAGCCAGAGGTGGACTTAGACAGATTTGAGGACTTTCCCGTTGTGTTTGCAGGCGATCTTCACGCTCATAGCAATACTCAACGTAATATCGTATACCCAGGCAGCCCTATGACAACTTCGTTTCATAGAAACGAGGTAGAGACCGGCTACCTCTTGATAAACCCTCAAGATTGGTCGTGGATGTGGGATAGATTTGAATTACCACAACTTATTCGTAAGACTGTATCAGATCCTTCTGAGATGGTTCCAACAGACTATCACCACACTATTTACGAGATAGAGGGAGATATACAAGAGCTTGCTACAGTAAAGAATAGTGAGTTGTTAGATAAAAAAGTAGTAAAAAGAAGCTCTGAAGCCGCACTAGTCATGCACAAAGACATGACAATAGCAGATGAGCTAGTGGAGTATCTAACTTACATATTAGAAATACCTGATTCTAAAATTCAGGATATAGTAGGAATATTTAATGATTACGCTTCAAAAATTGAAATGGAGTAATTGTTTCAGCTACGGAGCAGACAATGAGCTAGATTTACAAAACACCACAGTAACTCAGCTAATTGGCACTAACGGTATGGGCAAGTCGTCCATACCGTTAATTATAGAAGAAGCTCTATACAACAAAAACTCTAAAGGAATTAAAAAAGCGGATATACCAAACAGGTATGTAAATGATGGGTATCACATACACCTTGAGTTTACAAAAGATGAGAAACGATATGACGTCATTATTGATCGCAAGTCTAGTATTAAGCTTCGTCTTTTGGAAGGCGGAGAAGATATTAGTTCTCATACAGCGACCAATACATATAAGACACTCCAAGATATTATTGGAATCGATTTCAAAACCTTCTCCCAGTTGGTATACCAAAACACAAATAGTAGTCTGCAGTTTCTTACTGCAACGGATACGAACCGCAAAAAGTTTCTTATTGATCTTCTCCACTTAGAGCACTATGTAAAACTTTTTGAGCTGTTTAAAGAAGAGTCGAGAAAGTCTTCTTTAAACTTAAACTCAATCGAATCAAAGATCGCAACGATAGAAAAATGGTTGCATGATAACAAATTGAGTGATACATCCATACTGCCAACGTCTGAAATTTCAATTGATACGGTAGAAGACGAGCAAGAACTCGCTGCCCTTACGATTGAAATTAAAAATATCTCTGAGAAAAATAAAAAAATCTCACAGAATAATAGTTATAAAGATATGCTGGCCAAGATAGATATACAGTCAGCGCAAAACTGCGAAATAGTAGAGTTACAATCCTATGATAAATTGCAGTCAGAAGTTGGTAAATTACAACAAGCAGCGGCGGGGTCAAAGCGACTCTTAGATAAACTAGGAAAATTAGGAGATCATTGTCCGACTTGCGAGCAATCTGTGGACAGTTCCTTCAAGCAAGGACTCATTGATACAGAAGCTCGGAAAGTCGCAGAAGCACGAGAGCAACAAGATGAAATTGAGCGAAGAATATCAGAAATTAAACGAGACAATGCAGAGTTCGAATCTGCACGAAAAATTCAGCGCGACTGGGAAGATTTATTCAGAAGCATTGACAAAGACTTACCGTCACAGCTCTTGGATCCTGCAGAGCTTAGGGCACGGGCTGACGGAATTTCGGAAAGAATATCGGATGCGAAGGAACGGATGGTACGAATCGCACGAGAAAATGAAGCAATCGCTAAACGAAACACCCGAATCCAAGTAATTCTGGAACAAACTGAAGAATTTGAGCAAGAGTTGTTTGAGCTGCAAGAAGTTCTCGACCTTGAGAGCACAACTGCAAGCAACTTAGACGTATTGAAAAAAGCCTTTAGTACCAATGGGTTGTTGGCGTATAAGATAGAGAATCTTGTAAAAGAGTTGGAAGAACTCACAAACAACTATCTAGCAGAATTATCCGATGGTCGATTTACACTGGAGTTTGTAGTTACAAATGATAAGCTCAATGTTCAAATCACTGATAATGGTAATATCGTTGATATTCTTGCTCTCTCTAGTGGAGAGTTGGCAAGAGTCAATACTGCAACACTCATCGCGATACGAAAATTGATGAGTAGTATATCAAAGTCAAGAATCAATATTCTTTTCTTGGATGAAGTAATTAATGTACTAGATGATGCAGGACGCGAGAAGCTAGTAGAAGTTTTATTAGGGGAAGACTTGAATACTTATGTGGTAAGTCATGGATGGACTCATCCGCTACTTGAAAAAGTAGAAGTAGTAAAGTCAGGTAATGTAAGCAAATTGGAGCGCTAATGGGACACGCACGACGTATGCAACACAACCGTCGCAGACAAATTTGGGAAATGACCAAGGAGAAATGGAATGAAAAACGTACTAGCGGACAGCATGATGAGCTATCTAGCGGGGAAAGTGAAGTATCACAAAGCAAATGTGCTGGTTTATCTGAAGAACCCAGTGGGTATCGGAGAGCATCCGGACATAATGGCAGCGATTGAGGAAGAACTATCAAAAGCTGCCGAGTATGCAGAGAAGTATGAGGTGCTTGGTGAAATTTTAATGGGTAATGGTTTAGATGGTTGATAGCAGGGCAAAAGGCGCTAGGGGTGAGTATCTTGTAAGAGATCTATTGCGCCAAGCCACGGGACACCAGTTTGAAAGAGTGCCGAGTTCAGGCGCTCTTGAATACTTGAAAGGAGACTTGTATGTCCCGCACGCTGCAAATAGATTCTGTATAGAGGTTAAGAACTATGAGAATAGCCCTCTTTCAGATAAAATATTTACAGCTCCTAGAACCAATAATTTAATTAAATGGTGGAAGAAGTTAGAGCAACAAGCAAAAGGCGGTAACCAGGAGCCTTTATTGTTTTTTAAATACAATCGGTCAGAGGTATTTGTTGTTACGAATCTACTTCCACAAAATACAGACCACTCTATTCGTATTGAGTGGTTAGACTGCTATGTACTTCTTGCGAAGACATGGCTAGCAGAAGAAAATGTGGAGTTTTTAAATGGCATTTAATCTTACAGATAAGATTGTAAATGACACCAACTCTACTCTAATTGTAGATGCATTGAATCTAGCGTTTCGCTGGAAGCATCAGGGCCGTACAGATTTTCGGTATGAATACCAGAGTACGGTAAAAAGTTTAGCAAAGTCATATGATTGTAGAGATATTATTATTACTGCTGATTGGGGCTCTTCTAGTTATCGTAAGGCGATCTCGCCGGAATATAAACAGAATCGTAAAGACAAATTTGCCGAACAGAGCGAGGAAGAAAGAATCGCGTTTGAAGAGTTTTTTGAAGAGTTTGAAGCGTCGCTTGACGTTCTCGCAGAAGACTACCCCGTACTACGCTACCGAGGAGTTGAAGCAGATGATATTGCGGCTCACCTCGTAAAGCATAAAGACAAGTACAATTTAGAGTACATTTGGTTAATTTCAAGTGATCGTGACTGGGATCTATTGATTCAAGAAAAAGTAGGCCGCTTCTCCTACATCACAAGAAAAGAAGTACGCTTGGATAATTGGAACGAACATTACGAAATCGCACCAGAAGAATATATCTCAATGAAGTGTCTTACTGGCGATAAAGGTGATAATGTTCCAGGCATTCCTGGTATCGGCCCAAAACGAGC